GGTTTGTGTAACAGAGGTGGTTGCCACTGCCACTACTGCTGTTGTTACAGCTGTTACCACTACCGCTGTTTCAGGTATTGGCATCTGTATATCTAATACAGGAATTGTTAATTTAGGTGGCTCAGGTTCCTCAGTCGTAGGTTCCGCCTCAGTGTCCTTAGGACGCTCCAAATCGGCTGGGGGTACGATCATAGGTTTATAGGCTGGAACGTCCGCTGTAGGCGGTTTAAAGTACATCTGAGGGATATCTAATGCCTTGGGTAGGTCAGCACTAGGTATGTCTATCATCCGATTGCTGTGATACCAACGCAGGGTACTTGTGTTATATCGGCGTTAGTTTGATCCCAATAAAATGTATTATTTATCCTTGCTTCATTTCCACTTCCATATCTTCTACCCATAACTTTAATAGTTTTAGCAGTATTCCATGCATCTATCCTACCAGTATCATTATCAGTAATACCACCTATATTGATACCCCATTTGAAGACCATTGATGGGTTAGCATCTTCACCATTAGCATGATGATACTGAGATTTTCTGGAATGTGTAATATCATTACCATCGAAATTCAGTTTATAATGGATTAAATGGGAACCACTATTACCAGTAGCATTATTAGCTGAGAAATGAAATTCATAAATAACTTGTTTCGTTCCAGTTGGAGGATTATAAGATATTTCTGAACCTTCAAACGTAGTATGTGTATCACTAAGTGTTTGAGAACCAGTTACATTAGTAACCGTTATATCCCCATTTGCTGTTGCTATAGTTGAACCATCAGCAGGAGTAAAAAATTGTTCTATAATATATCTACCAGAGGAGATATTATTAGTACCATTAACAGTAAGATTACCATTTATTGTGGTATTACCTTTTAATGTGGTATTACCTGAAGCATCTAATGATATAGCATCAGAAGAAGCTCCAGTTTGACGTATGTCATCAACTTTTAATCTGCTCATGCTCCTACCTCCATCAATGTTATATGTTGTGATGTTCTAGTATTATAATTACCATCAGCAGTATTACCATTACCACCTAAAATTATTGTATAAGCACTACTATTAGGAGTACCAAGCTGTATTTTATAAGTTAATGTATCTCCAGCTGTATAAGTAGGTGTATCTAAATATGTACCAGAAATATTATCCTGTGTATAATAATGAGGTCCAGTAGCAGCATAATAAGAGAAAAATCCTCTTTCTCTACTTCCAGCAGCATCACCTCTATTAATTTCAGTACTATCACGGAACATTTTACCACCTGCATGAGTGTTACCAGCACTAATATTTATAGAATAATTTACTAGAACTTTACTCCCTGCATTTGGTAATGTTATCTTACAACACCATATACTACCAGCTCCTGCTTGATCTGTTCCTGGAATATCTGTATATGAAGCTGTACCAGTTTGACTATAAACATCAGTCTTTTCAGACATAACGACTTGTAAGATTTTACCACCATCTAATGTAGCAAATTCTAATTCACCTGCAGTCCCACTATTTTTTAAATATTGATTTGCACTTCCATTACTTGTTGGTAGTGTAAGTGTATTACTACCTGCAGTTGCTGGTGCTGATAATTCAACATAACCAGACGTACCTGATAATTTAACTTTTCCTGTCATTATTTAATCTCCGATACAATTAAAGTAGAGACGTTTCTACCACCAGATGAACTATCATTACCAGTATGTGGTCTATTTAGATAAGCCGTATAAGCACCTTCTATTTTAAATTGTGCTTTAAAAGTTATAGTAGATGTTGTTGCAGGAGAATGTACACCAATAAAAGTTGTAGGTTGGAAGCACCAATTATCAGTATTGGTGGATACTCCATACAAGTTTCCAAACTGTGTCTCACTATTAGATGTTTGTAATGAGGTACTAGTTAAATCAGTTAAAGCACTTGTTGTCCCACCTATCTCTTTTACAATTCTAGCCCAAGAATAATTCTCATGTGAAACTATACATAATGTAGATAGAATTAAAATTTTTGAATCAGTTGATGAAGGTGTTATATCAACAGAAAGACCAGCAATATCTGTAAAAGTATTTATACTGGAAAAAGTTGCAACATCTGTTTTGGTGGCATATTTCGTTTGAAGTGTTTCTCCAAGTTTAATAGCAGTTGCTAAATCATCAGCAGTTACTGATTGATCTGGATAACCTCCTGCGGGAATCCCTGTGATCCCGCTACCACTTATTGTTACTGGCATTTATATCACCGTCCATGTGTGTGTAGAGCCAATTGTAACAGTTTTAGTGGCGGCTATTGTTACGGGTCCGATTGTCATTGCATTTATATTATTTGTAGTTCCGTTATCTCCAATAGAATAATCTTCAGTTATTTCATTAGAGTTTTCCCAAAACATTTTATCAGTACCACCACCTTTAGCAGATGCAACATCACTCCAAGCTAGATTTCCAGCTGCATCACTTGTTAAAGCTTGTCCACTAGAAGTAGCATCAGCTGCAGGAAGTTTCCAAATTAGTTGTGTACCTGAAGGTAAGGATGAGCCTACGCTACTGAACCCAACATAATCAGCCTCTACATTCCCACAGAATTTCATACTGCAAGGTCCAGCAGTAGTACCACTTAGTAAAACACCATCAGACTGTAAATAACCAGCACTTGTTCCAGTTCCTGAAGTCCCTGGACCTAACCAAGTGAATGAAGTTCCTTGACCAGTTGCATAAAATGCTGGAGTGTCAAGACGTCCACTATTAGAATTATACTTTAAACCTGTATTAGTCTTAGGTGCTTGATCACCTGTATCATCTGTAGTAAATACAGGGTAACAGTCTGTATCTGTACCCTCATTAGTAACTGGAATAGTTGAAGTATTTACTGTATCCCACTCAGGTGCTCCACCATCTACATTCTTTAGGAACTTACCAGCATCGCTAGTAGTTCCATTTTCAAAATCCTCTAACTTTATAGAAGCATCCTTAAGACCTTTAGTACCGACTTCGGTTAAAGCCATTTATTCCTCCTATGGTTTAGGATATTTATCTTTTGTGGCTTTGATTGCTGTGGCAAAACCTCCACTGGTGGTTAAAGTTCCAGCTACAATATCTTTATAAAGTAAGTCGAGCTGGTCTCCTATTGGTAGATAGACTGTATCTTGTGAAGACCCAGGGAATGCTCCTACTCTATCTTTTTTATATTTAACAGCAGCAGCTTCGTTATCCAAAGCTGTACGTGCTGTATTGATTTTTGAAATCTCTAAGGTAATTTTATTACCATCTTTATCAAACGCTCCATGCCCATCATCAATGGAACAAGCGTTTGGATAAGCTCTTCTGATTGCTTCGTGATCTAATGCCATGATTAAAAATAAGTGTTAAAATTAATTACGCTACTACTTCCATAAGGATTAATGAAGAAGTTGTCCGTTGCTTCGCTGTATTATCACTATCATTTATAGTTCTATTTACATAAATAGCATTAGAACTATCAGGATCCATATCTTGAACTGCATAAGTATGCGTTCCAGTACCAGGAGTATCTAAATAATTAAATACAAGTGATCCTGGGTAGTCATCGTGTGGTTGAAGTGCAACAGTTCCTACAGTCCTACTTCCTGCATCAGTTGCTTGAGAAATTTTTGTTGAACCTCTTACTAAGTTAAGAACATGTCCTCCGTAACTACTTCCACAAGTTGCTTGAACTTGTGCCATAATTAACACTTTATTAGAAGCAGAAGTCATTGTAATTGATTGTTCTAATCCAGGGATAGTTGTGGAAGTACTATCAGATGTTCTTGTATAAGAATCGCTTTTAAATGCTTGAAGAACTTGGATAACTGTACCAGGACAAGCTAATTTCTTTTCAGGTACTGTTAAAGTCTCAGTTACTGTTAAATCCTTAGCTACTGTTACATTACCCGTACCAGCTAATGTTATATTCGCTGGTCCTGCTGTATTCCCTGAATGTGTCAGGGTATCTACGATTATTTCACTCATTATGATTCAATCTCCATTAAAGTTAGTGTAGATATTGAAACCCATGAAAAGTCAGTATCTTGTGATGTCTGTTGTGAATTAGTATTCACGTATGTTGTATGAACACCACTGTTGTCTGCAATGTTACCAAAATAAACCTTATAAGTAAGGTCTACTACTGAACCACTACCTCCAAAAGGATCATCTAAATATGTACCTGCCAAAGTGAATGCACCTTCATAATCTGTATACGAACCACCACTAGGGTTAGCCGGACACATTTTAGCTACCCGCCTTCTGTTAGAACCGCTTTGGTTCCCTGCGGATGTCATAACTTCTGTACCTCCAGCAGGAGTTCTACTAATTCCTATACCTGAATATCTAGTAGTAGAATGTAAGGATACATCGTACATAATAAGAATTTTACTATTAACACTAGCAGGAGTTAGAGTTAAACTTAATCCTGTTACCAAGGTTCCCCAAGTATGAAATTTAAGAGCATCACTAGCACCAGTTGTATCTGCTGTAGTTGATTGACCATCTTTTTGAGATGCCGATTTAACTTGTAGAATCTTTCCACCTTGATCTGTTCCCCATCCAAGGTTTTTGTTACCATCAGTTTTTAAATACTGTCCTGCTGAACCATCAGCATTAGGTAATACAAAAACACTATTTTCTGATGTACTAGCAGCTCCTTTTAAAGAAGTTGAACCTCCACCAGATGTTGCAGTTATTTTAATTTCTGCCATTAGTAATTAACTCCTATTCCATGAATTTCAGTTACTAGAGATCCATCAGTTTGTCCAAGAAACTCTGCTTTATATTTAACTTGAGTTCCTGCTGTACAATTTGTTTCGCCTAAATAAACTGTTTTAACACCTGTACTGAAATCTGACCCAGCTGTATAACTCACTGCTTCAGTCCAACTTGAACCATTATCACAAGTAAAATAGATTTTAAAGTCAGTTCCAGGTGTTGCAGTACCAGACACATTTTTATATGTTACAACTCCACTTACCTTCTCTCTTGAAGATGAAGCTGTATTAAGTGTACTAATTACAGAACTAGTACCACTTGATACTGGATTTTCGTTTCCTAATCTATATGATAAGCCACTCCATGAGCTAGCCCAACCTCCAGTACCACCAGCATGTAAAGCTAGAGTATTTGTATTGGTTTCATTTACATCAGCTCCACTTGCATCTGTACCATTAGAAGCACCTACAAGAGTTCCAGTTTCTCTAGACCCAGCATAGGCTCGAAAAACACCTGAAGCATCTCTTGTTATAGTTATTAGTTGGTTAGCACCTTGTAAAGCACTACCACTATTTGCAAGTGTATAAGGTCCACTTCCATCCATTTTACTGCCTTGAGCATAGCCCCAGCTGGTTCCTGCACCTACATGGAATGCACCATAAGCACCCCAATTACCTGCACTAACCCAAGCTCCAACTCTCCAACCACTCGTTGCAGTTGCAACAGAATCATCTGGAGTTGTACCTATATCTAATGAAGCTGTCCAAAATCCAAGATAAGGACCATAAGCATCACTACCATTAGTAGCTCTAACTTCAACCATTCCATCAAAAGTTAATGGTGTAGTAGATCTTAAAGTGATACCATTACCATCAGAGTAATAAGCATTAGTATTAGTAAAAGTTCCATCCCCTGCTGAGTTAAAAGACTGAGGTACTAGCCAGTTATCAGCTGTTGTATTAGTCCATGCTCCACTATCATCCCAAGTAGCATCACCATAAGGACCGATACATTCGGTAGTTGTATGTTTCTTTGCACTAGTTGAAGAGCCTATACCTGAATCTGATTCAAATTGATCTATAAAACTATTATTTAAATTATATGCAGTTCTATTAGATTCAACTGCTATTTGTAAAGAAGTTTTAGCAAGATCTCGTCGGATGCTTCCTAAATAATCTTCTGTCGAAGTACGAATAGTTCCCGCACCTCCATCAAAAATTAATGCCATTAGCTAACCACCCAACGTCCGTTTACAGTTACAGTGCCATTTACTGTTATGGGTCCGACACTGTGTACACCCTTTCCTGCAGCAACTGTATATGTTCCTGCTGATATTTCATCATCATTTTCATAACCACAACCATCTAGAGTTGTAGGGTCTGTAACTATTCCTGTTAAATTTGAACCGTCACCATGAAATGAAGTAGCGACACATTGACCGCTAATAATTGAACCAGTATTAGATGTTTCAAATCGTTTTACATTATTATAATATAATTCAACACTATCAGTATCGGTTGCAATAATATACTGATTACCAGCGGTACTCTGTAGTAATATTTGATTATCACCTTGTATAAACAAGGATCCAGTACCTACATCTTTTATATATGAGTTAGAAGCATCATGAGAAATTGTTAAATCACTACCAGTACCCCAAGCAGCACTTACATTATCGTCAAATTGAACTGCATTAGAACCACCTACGCCAGCTGGGACATCTGCCCATACAACGTCAGCTCCAGTACCTTGTGTCTTTAAATATTGACCTGATGTACCTGCAGGTAAATTAGTCCATGCATCTACACCTGTACCAACAATAACATCACCTTGATCTATAGATAAATCTGTCTTAGCTGCTGTAACTGAGTTATCGTTAGGGACTAGTAATTGAGTACCTGTACCTATTTGAACTACAAATACTTGAGAGTTAGCAGGAGGGGGATCACAGAATTTAATAGTACTCGATGTTGGTATATAGAAACCTTCTTGAGTTCCATCAAATGTACCAGTGTTTGGTTTCTGTATTACACCATTTAAACTTACTATACATTGTAATGCAGTTGTAACTGTTGCTGCAGATCCAGTAGGAGATACACCTATTTTTAAATCAAAGGTATCATCTGAAGTACCATTAAAGGTAGCAGCAACACTTGTACCAGTATTAGCTAAAGTTAAGAATTTATAATCACCTGTTGCTGTAACTTCACCCCATGAAGTCCCATCATAGACCTTCATCTTACCAGCATCCTTGTCAAAACAAAGATCACCTTCATCTAAAGAATCACTAGGTTCACCTTCAGTAACACGATATCTAGCGGCAAAATCATTCATATCATTACTTAGACTTAAGACGTCACCGTCTTTAGCTAAGAACTTATAGAATGTATATGTATGAGCAGTAGTTGTAGTCTGTACCAGCATTGAATAATTAGCTGATAATGTAGACCCAGCATCTGTTGGAATATCTGTTATTGTTACAGACCCACCACCTGACCTTGTACCGTTTGTACTTGTACCAGCAGTAACAGTAAGATCTAGTGGATTTGTAATACTTAAGACAGTACCAGCATTCTCCTTTGGATCAGGATGTGCATCAGGAAAACTATCTTTATTAGCTACAACTCTAAAACCACCAACAGAGTTTACAACATCAGCTACGTGATCTGCAACTGCTTTAGATGTAGGTAGTTTTACATCACTTGTAGAAGTTAGACTGGTTTCTGTATCAGATATATTTGCAATCTGTACAGCATTATCTTGAATAGTAGTAGCACCTGCATTATCAATATGTACATCACCTGTTAAAGCCGTAGCAGTAGGGATGTTACTAACATTTCCTAGCAGTACTTTACCAGAATCAATAGTTGCTAGTTTTGTATGTGCAATAGCAGCATCAGTTTTAATATGAGCATTAATTATTGAATCATCTTGGATCTTAGCAGTTGTTACAGCTCCGTCTTCGATATCCTCACTATAGACAGGCTGTTCTCTTTCTTCATCAAGTGCAAATAATGTATGTTCATATATATCATTCAAAGCATTTGCTTTAATAGCTGAACCCGCTTGGAATACATGCCGTCTATTTGCTGGGGATGTTACTTGAGTATCACGATATACTCTTACTGTAACTCCAGTTTTAGGAGCACCCGTCGATTCCTGTACAACAGTATCAATACTTGTATTATTGAATTCTATTGAAGCAGGACTAGCAATAACATCATATTTAGTTGTAGCTTGAGTTACTCCATTTAGAGCAACCTTAACTTCTGAGTTTGTCTTAGAAGTTGTATCAGTTGATTCAATTGTTTCAAAGGAATAGGTGAAGATCTTATCACTCCCATTAGGAGCACCTCCACCGTTATCCGTATATGTAGTTGCCATGTTTGTATGTTATTAGTTATGGCGGGTGGTTATTTGAACATTTCTAAAGTCTCTTCAATAGGTGTTTTCTCTTCTTCATATAAAGTATTTAAATCACCTACTTCTGTATTAAACTTTCTATTTAATAATCTAAATTCTCTTGCTTGTATATTTGCCCATAATAATTGTTCTGCTTCATTACCTTCTTCTAAGGTACTTTCGGCTAAACGTTTACATTTGTTATATGCAGCCGTTATATCATCAAAAACTTTTGCAAATTTCTTATGATCTAAAACTTCAGATGATATATTACCACGTCTAGCAGCTCTTAATATATCTCTAAATCCTGTATATGTTTTACCAGTTTCATCGGTATAAGTAAGACCATCAGCTCGTTGTTTGATTTTTAGAAGTTCTTCTTTATAATAACCTTGTTTACCCATTATAGAGTTGATAGCTTCAATCTCATCTTTCTCTAGTAATGCACCTCTATTACTTAAATTCATAGCGGTTGAACCTGTATATTCAATATCTATTAACCATTGATTAACAGGACTTGGACGGTCATTAAGTTTAACAACATTCTTAGATACTCGTTGCCACCAAGACAAATCATTTACTGGTTTACCATCTACAGGATCTACTATAGCAGGTAATTTACGAGTAGGATCAAAGGCATCTAACCAAGCATTCTTATTTCTTAATGCATCATCTAGTTGTGTACGGACTTCCCTTAATTCAGGGTACATCATTTTACCAGCCCATTGTCTAGCAGAACCCATTGGTAACATATTGTTCAATAGATTACTTTGCCATCTAGTAGCTGCCGCACCATTACCTTGCATTACATCAAATAAAGGTTCTAGTTGAGTTAGAACTTGTTTATCAGAAAAATTAGCAGCACCTATTACCCATATTTTTTGAGCAAATTCTTCCCATTGACCAGTACTTAAAGTATCAGCATTATCAACAAGATCTATTGCTAAAGATAACCAATCACCGACTGGTCCCATCCATTCATAACTAACAACTTGATCTGTACCTGGTACTTTACAAGACTTTTTCTTCCAACCTAATTTATTTCTCTTACTTTGAATAGCTTTATTTATATGACCTGTACCTGTACATCTATCACCAATACCTGCCATAAATGCACCTGTTAATAGAAAACCACTTATAGCAGCTTTGCCTTTCACTTCATATCTTAAAGTTTCAAAAGTCTGTTCATAGAATTCGTCTACAGGTTTACCTCGTCTAGTAAGATGTTCAATTATCTCTTTAGGTTCAAAATCATCAATACTTTTTGTACCTAATGGTCCCCACAATTCGTACCAATCTGCAGAGAAAGCACCTCCTGGGCTCCATTTAGAAAATGTATCTAGAACGTTTGCAGTAGTTCTAGGGAACCAGATAACGGATCTCATAATAGGATAGTTTCTGATAAGTTTATTCATCAGATCAACCATAGGAGAATCAGCATTAAGGGCTATTTCCCGTGCATTAGCATCTATAGCTTGGTGAGATAACATTTGATTAGAATCAAAGAAACTATCATAAATGTCATTATAAGCTTTCTTAAATGCTTCTTCAGATAATTCTGTACCTTCTTGAGTAGCTTTCCAAAGTGCTCTATATTTAGCTTCAGAGTTAGCTAGAACTGATTTAGAGAATCCATCAAGACCTGACATGGTATTAGATCCCCATCTTAATACAGGATCTTTAGCCATGTCTTCCATATCATCAAATATTCTTAATAAACCATTAGCTCCATGTTCTCCATTAGCAGCAGCTGCATCACCATAAGCTCTTAATGCACCTAATTCTTTGGTCTCTTTAAGTGCAATATCACTACGCATAGTATAACTAATGTCTTTTGGATTAGTAGATGCTTTCCTAAATACTAATCTCATGTGATTAAATGCTTTTTGGAAAGTATCATCTAAAGAATACCAAGCTGTCATAGCTTCTTTGGCTTTACCAAAATCACCTGATAAAGCTGCACCCCATATCTGAGCTTGAGATTTACCAAATAAACCAGTTAGGTTACCAATTCCAGCTGCGATAGGTGTTGTAGGAGCTGAAAGCATAGAGTTAAATATATTAGACATCAATGCTTTATTCATAATAGAAGGTACTTGAGGGTTACCATCTTTTATTAATTTACTCCAAGTTCCTAGATTCTCTTGTGCCCATTTATGTAGTTTCCATAATGAATCTACATCACCATCAGCTAATTCACTAGCCATTAATAAAGGTTTTAAGAATTCAGGATTATCAATAGATACTTGTTTAAGAGTAGCTGACCATTCTTTTGCATCAGGTATTATATCTAATAAAGCAGATTTATTATGATCTACAAGTACTGCAGCTGCTTGTTCTATAACTTTTTTATCTCCACTAGCTACTGCTTGTTTCCAAGCTTTCATGTTTTGCAACATAGTACCAGCTTCAAAATTAGCTAAACCTTTTTCAACCATCAATACTTCTAAACGATCTGCCATAAGTTCAACAGTACGCTGAACTGATGTACTATCTTCCATTAATCTAGCACCTTCCGCCATATCAGATATCTGACCAGCTTCAGAAGTAACTAAATAAGCTCTAGCTTTATAAGCATCTAAATCAACCATTTGTGATTTAAGATCATTTAATGCTTTATTAATACCTTTTTTACCTACTATTCTAGTTATAGAACCATCTACTGATTCTTTAAATTCTCTAAGTATTGCTAAGATATCTTCTTTATCAACTCTAGGATGTATTAAGGTAGCAGCTAAATGTTCTCCTGCTTCCTTGATCATTTTTTCTGTAATGACTTTACCTGAATTTGTTACATATTTAAATGAGCCGCCTTCTTTTAATTTAGTCGTAACTTCTGATACAAGAGTACGATCCATTAAATTATCAAATTCAATACCATTCTTTCTACCAGCTTCTGAGATGATTCTATTGATTCTACCCCAAGAACTTTCAACGTTATTAGCAATATCTGCTGCATTAACTTGTGCTCTTAAAAGAGGATTAGCTTCAGTAACAGGCATTACTAAATCTTCAGTGGTATCAAAGACAGCATGTAAACCAACAGTAGGTTTATTAGGTAATTCACCTTTAGTCTGATAGTATTCACCTAATTCTTTTAGGGCTTCATTCTTCTCATGAGTTCTTTTTAATACTGCATTTTCTAATGGTTGGTCAGAGAATTTAATATCAGCACTTGCTTCATTACCTGCTTTATTTAAAGCTTTAGCACTTTTACCATCAGTAGGTACAAATCGGGCTGTACGTTTTACACTCTTTCCATACTGTCCTAAATAAGCAGCTCCTTCTAATATACCAGCAAAGATGTTAAATACACCACCTTCTGCTACATTAGCAAAACGTATTTGATCAGCAGTTTTATCAGGACCAGTTAACATATAATCAGGTATGAATACCTTAGTCGATGGCCAAAAGTTTGCTATTTGTGTTAAAGCTGTATCATTTTCTTGGTTCTGTTCTGCTACATAATCTACAATACCACCAGAACTAAAATCAATACCACCTCTTGCAAAGTATTCAAAGGTTTTATTATTACCTAATCTTTGTAACCAAGGTGCTGCAGTCTTAGCTGCGTGTATTTTAGACCCAGCTCTCATCATCATACTTCTTAAACCTAAAGAAGGTATAACTAAGCCAGATATATTACGAATAGCTTGAGAAGCTTTATTTTCATATGATGGTAATTTAGGTATATCAAATTGATCTCCAGCTGATGCAAAATTAACAAAGTCAATTAATGTATCAGATAGACCAACGATAGGTGCAGCTTGTTGCCACATACCTTGTCCAACATCATGGAAGAAACCACCTATACCTGGTCTAGGCTTCCGTATACCCCATGTTCCTGGTATGATTTCACCTGGTTTGACGTCTGGAAATTTATCTTCTTTCGGACTAGCAACTGGAATATCCGTAGATACTTCAGGCTGTTCCGTTGGTTGTTCAGGCTGTTGTGGCTTATCTAAAGATTCCAATTCGGTATCTATTTCAGAAAGTCGTTGCCTGATTTCTTGTTCTGTCATCTTGTTATAGTGTACCTTGGAAATCTAAATGTAAATTTAATTTATTCTTTTTCTCTTTTTCTATTTCATCTAATTTTTGTTGTAAGTCTTCTTTTTCTTTATTTAAATCAATTTTCTTTTGGTCTGTTTCCTTTTTTAGTTTCTCTGCTTTAGCGGCATCATCTTCCTGAACAGTCGATTCAACTTCAATAGCTTCGCCTTCTTCTAACGATTCACTGGATTGTTTAGCAAGACCTCTAGCGGCTTCTTGACGTTGTTGAGTTAACCCTGCTTCCTCTATAGCTGCATTAACTCTTTGCAATTGATTAGGACTTAAGTATTCAATACGTTTCTGTTTAACCATCTTAGAGATTTCAGGAGTTAATTCAAGAGCTTTGAAAAATTTAACTTCTGCTTCATTAACCTTTACTTCACCTAAGTTATATCTCGCTACAAGATCTTGATGTTTAGGATCAGGACTAGCGATTAAAGCTTGTAGTTGCATTTCATATAATGTCCCAGGAGCAAGATTAAGACGTGCTGCTTTGTATTTTAATTCTTCTGAATAAATACCAGTTGCAGCCATTCCAGCAAAGTCGGTAGCCTCCATTATAGCTTCTGGGTCGTCGTTTAAATCGCCCCATGTACCACCTTCTCCTAAACCTCTTTTAGCACTTTGCAGTTGATTTTCCCATAATCCTGTATTATGTTCTGTAGCTGTTTCTTGAGCATCACGTTTTATATCAGCAAGTTTGTCTGTATGTTTCTTATAATTCTTAAATTTACCATGAACAGTTATTGAATATATACCATCTCCATCTCTCACACCACCGCCATTTGTAGTCCATTCTCTATCAATTCCTCTATCAATAAAGACTTGTAAATCATTACCTCGTAAACCTTGAGCATATCCTTTAGCAAATAATTTATTACCTAATTTAGTTAGTTTTGTATGTATTCTAACAGCTTGTCCTTGAAACTCACCCTTCTTATTTAAAAGAGTTTTACCATCATAATTGATTTTTGTATCAAGATATGTTTTTAAACCTTCATCAAAATTGAGCTCATTTCTTTCAAAATTCAGGTCTTTACGAAGTTGCTTCATCTTTGCTTTAAAGCCACCATGCGGTATAGCTTCAATTTCTTTATCAATATTTTTTGAATTTAAACCCTCTTCAATTTTTTTTGCCCAGTCTTGTTCTAATTTCTGTAATTCAGTTTGAGATTGAGTGCTGTTCAACATCTGTGATAAAGGTCTGATATATTTCTCATCAGCACCTTTAGCTTCAAGAGTATTAATAGCATTCTGCAATTTATCTTTATTCCAATTATTAGGATCAGACATCTCAGCAAGTAGTGAATCTCTTAGTTGTGCAAAAGATGCATCTCTTTTTGCTAAAGCAACATCAGTTCTTATGATATCACCTTTTCTAGCAGATGCTCTTAGTTGAGCCCATTCATCATCTTTATATAATTTTTCTACTGAGTCACCTACACCAGTTTCAATAGCACCTCTTGTATTAATATGATCTAATTCTGCGCTACTTAAATAACCATCAGCTGCTAATTGCTCAAGTCTATTTTTAACAATTTTTCTAGCTATTTCTTGGTTGCTACTTTCAGGTGTAATGCCTTCAATATATTCTCCATCAAATGTACCGCCAGATTGACTCCATTGTATTTGAGATTTTTCTTCACCGATATTAGCTGCTAGTACGTTTATCTCTTTTTTTACTAACCCACCAACAATAGAAGCATCATCATTACTAAGAGTGACACCTATACTGTTTCCAAAATCTATAGTTTTTTGAGTAAGTATATGTTGAGTAGCACCAACTTTACCTCTAACACCATCTGAATCTAGCCATGTTTTTATATTTTTAGAAGCATGGGTAAACATTAAGCCCTTATCTAGGAGTTCATCACCAAATTGTTTTGATGCCCACCTACGTTTAAAAGCTTTTAATGCTACTGGTTTATCTGCATAACTTCTAGCTAAATCTCTATCTTTAATAAGTTCAGGATCATCACCTTGGTAATTAACCATGGCATTCCATTTAGCTGGTATAGTTGCTGATGTATGTCCTGCTAAAAAAGATTTCGTTGTAATTAATTTATCACCATGTAAATTCTTTATTTGTTCTCTCTGTATTGCATCAAATCTATCAAGTATTTTATTAAATTCTATGTAATCTTCACTTGATTTATTAGAATTTTCTTTAAACTTAACAATCTTATGAAGAGCGTCTTCAAAGGATTCTAACTTCTCACCTGGTTTTAAATTCTTTTCTTCACCAGGGTTATACTTACCTGCCCATGTATCTATTTCTTGGTAAGTTTCTTTAGATGCTTTAGCTTTACTTGATTCTGAAGGCTTAAGTGCAGTTGCTACTGTATTAACAGTACTAGCAAATTTTTCCAACATTTTTATTGGACTAGCTTTTTCTTTAGCATCAAGCCATTGCTGACCCTGCTCTACAAGTTGCTGATGGTGACGTGCAAGAGAATCAGAATCCTTTCTATACTGCTCAGCAAGTTTATCAGAAAGTTTATTAGGATGTAATAAAGCTTCTATGTTTGATAATGTTCTCATAATTTATACAGGTTTAAACGGCATATACATAGTTGCTAATGAACCGCCTATACTTAATGCATCCATAAATGATGCAGCGCCAACATCTTGCATAACAGGAGGAGGTGGTGCAAAATCAGGCATCTTAATAATTTGTTGTTCAAGCCATGCTTGTCGTTGTTGTGACGCAGCAGCACCTGCAGCTCTGGCTCCTTGTCTATTCAATTCTTTAGCATCATTAGCAACATCACGAGCTCGTAAAGTACTCTCAGTTAAATATTGAGCTAAATCTAAAGAGGCAATTCTATCTGCTGATTTACCTGTAACACCACTTGCAGCTAAAGTGCTACCAGTATTTTTTTGTAAAAATTCTCTCCATTTAACATCATCTTCTCTTGCTAATGCATCTATATTATCTCCATGTTTTTCTTGAAGTTCGGCATACATATTTGCAACACCCATTTTGGTTGCATTAACACCTTGTTCATATTCAATACGTTGAACTCCACTTAAACTGAGTTGCTGCATCCAATCGGATTCTCGTTTTTGAAGTTGGTATTCATAGTTACGCCTAGCTTGCTCGTTAGCTGCTCTGGCTTGTGCTCCTAAACACACGGCAAAACTCTATAAAGGTCAATTGGTTGGGTCCGTGTTTCAATTCTCTTAGAAATTTAAACCCTAGGAATCTAAGTAACTTTAAATGAACTATGTTTCGTTTATCAACGATGTTCCAAAGTAACTTCTCTTGTCTACTGTCTACATAACGTTTTGCTTCCCTTGCAAAGGTTACTGGATATTTAAGTATAGCTGGTGTACAGAGCATCCAGATTTGCCCTTTATCATGTACTCCTGCTATTCCTGCTAGTTCACCGTTCGGTACTCTGAAATAGACTGAATCGCCCATATCATAGGTTGAAGGTAGTATTACGGTAGGATCATATCCATGACCCTCTTCGACCTCTCTACGGTCTTCTGGGAGGAGATTAGAGGCTACCTCAAAAGCAGCCTCTTTGGTTAGTGGGTGAATGTATTTAGACACTTCTATAATAAGCGTTTGTAAAGTCCCCTTCCCATGTCATTGTATATAATGTAGCTGGGGCAGGGTGGGAGGATTTAAGTGTTAAAGTTAAGTTCTTATTCTTTTCATAGATTGGTATAGTCTGAGTTACGTCAGTATTAATACCAACTTGGTTTGCTCTATAACTATCTGCTAAAGGTGGTTCCCATGTTTCAGTGTATTGTGGTTTACCTATTCTATCTAAAATAGTAGTATACATACCACTAGAACCAAAGTTTAATTTAACTCTATGGATAACTAAAGAACCGTTTGTTTGTGAAGTTACATTATCACCTGATGTTTGTGTAGGGTAGATGGTAGGGAATTCTACTTCCATATCAAAAAGATAACCTACAATAATATCATGACCAGTCCAGTCACCATCCCATTCTATGTTATAATTTCCAGGATTACCAACAACACTAGCTGTAGTATAAGAACCTATGAGATCTGAATCTTGATCAGATTGAGAAGAACTAGAAGTAGAATCTGCTTTATGGCAATAGACAACAAGTTGACCTGTAGTACTATTGAATCCATCAGGTTTTGTAAATCCTGTTCTACCTGTAGAGGCTGAATATCCTAATTGAGATGCTGTGATAACTTTACTATTATCTAAATGTACTCTATATGTAATATCATCTGTAGTATCAACTGTATCTTTATCATCTGTTATAGATAAAGTATCTGTATCCATTTTAATTGGGATACGTTGCATTGTATCTTTACCGTCGTCCCTGAGTACAATATATAAAGCATCATCTAAGACACAGTGATGTTGTATTGAACCACTGAAAGTCCATTTAAACCAAGCTTGTTGTAAACGTTTTTGACTTGAAGCAAAATAACTGAATCCATATAGAACTGATTTATCTTTTCCAGTAAAGAATATTACTGAGTTTTCACGAGAGTTAGAGATTTTATCTAAATCTTTATCAAATAATTTACTAACAACTTTTGTCTGGTCAATAACTGAAGGCTCACCTTCACGTAATATATTTGCCATTTCCCAGAAACGTGAGTATTTACCAGCATTATCTAAGAATCCAATTGTAGTACCAAGTGAGATTGGGTTACTCGCTTCATTGAAATTATATGTAGATATAGCATTTAACTTGGCAGTTTGTGGACTTAATACATCACTATCTGTTGTCAATAAGAATTGCTTAGTTTTTGTAAATAACACTAAACCTGAGTTACTTTGAATACCATCGTAAACATCAGCAGGAAATTCAGAACTACAAGATATATCTATATTATCTGTAGCTGTATATGTGATCGAAGATTTTGGCCAAAAATTAAAGAAGTTTCCAGGTTGAGATAAAATGATATCTTCTTCACTCAGTATTACTAATCTGTTTCTCCAGAATAGCATCTTATTAATATATCTATCTTTAGTCACTTCATCATCATCAACACCATTTACTGTTGAAATGAAACTAGGTTTAGGTACTGTTACAGTATTACCTACAGGACATTTATCCCATGTGACTTGACTTATCTTAAAGCTCCCATCAGCTTGCCTTACTAATTGTATAGGCATTTTAGCTGGATCAAATTCTATTAATCTACCAGGTGCAGGACATTCTTCCCAACTGCCTTTACCATCTCTACCATTCTGTCCTTCAAATCTTAAATAATAATCATCTTCAGTAGCTTCACTATTTTTAACCTTAACAACAAAACCATGTTTACATTGTCCAGGTAAATCATCTATACTTTGAATTTCATTGGTAACAACATTCAATAATTCATCATCAATAGCAGTTACATTAAAGGAATCTGCGTCAGTCAAATATATACCATTACCAATTATTTGTACATCTGATGTCGCTCCATACCAAACACTATTTGTACCGTCAGATTTTTTTGCGTTCAAAATCTCATACTGTATATCACCTAAGATTAACTCAGCTGTAGTAGTTGTATCAGTATCAAATGGTGTAGGTTGTGGTCGTATTAAACCAAGGTTAGCTTGTACTTGAGCTGTACTTACTTCAGTAATATTGATTTGATATAAACCATCTTTCATCCATACATAGAAGTAATCATTCTTTAACCAACCTCCACCACCATATAATAAATCATGTGTAGTAGTATAACGTGCAAAATAGACAACACTGCTACCAGCACCTTGAGGTATAGCTTGAGATATATTTGTTATTTGGAAATATAAATCTTTTTTACTATCTTCAGTAGTATCGCCTTTATTATAAGTACATGTTAATCTATTTGTAGTTGTAGAACCACCTGAATGATCTGTTATATCAAATCTAGAGCTATTACCAGCAGGTACTGTAACTATATATTGACCATCTGTGTCACCACTTCCTTCAAAATTTAAATCTACAATATCACCAGTTGAGAGTCCATGATTATATACATTGACGTACCAATTTGTACCATCTCTATGATATGATGGTCCATAAGTGAATGTTTGACTATTATTACCAGTACCATCTAAATCTAAAGCAGTACCAGCATTTGCCTCGGCTTCAGTATTGGCTATTTTAATAGTATCATCATCTACTTTAATTACAAAGTAATGAGCTTCTTCATCTAAATCTGTACCACCGACAGTTATTGCTGTACCTGGACCAGTTACATCATCATATAAAATAGGATCACCTGTAGATCTACCATGTCCAGTAATAGTTATAGTATCAGCACCTATATTTACATCACCAGTTGCTATTGTATATCGTCTAGCAGTATTGTTTAGATTATCTGTATTAAATACAGCAACGTTATATGTATGACCTCCTGAAAGTCCTTCATCTGTTAATGCTACTCCAGAACCTACTGAAAAAATTTCTGTTGCAGTATTTGGGGCTAATGAATCTTCTCCTGTACCTGCTGATGCAGTACATCTACTTGGAGAATTTCTTGCAACATATTCTCTATTTCCTCTACTTACCATACTACCACCACTACAGTAGTTATTACTAGATGCTACTAAAGCAACATTCATTCTGGTAACTGTTGTTACTGTTTGAGTTGTATTATCATTAAAAAGATTAAGAGAGTATTGTCTAGAATATGCAACTTTATTTAATTCTATATAAGCTTCATGTGGTCTAGCTGGTTCAATCAATGCACTCATACCTGTAGGCTTAGTACGATTTGCTATATAAGTGAAATCGTTTAGAGTTAAAGTTTGTATATCTGAATCAGTAGTATGTTGTAAATAATCAGTTATTGCTGTTTCTTGTCCTGATTCTAATGCTACAGTTTTTTCTGAACCATCACTACATTTCCACATTCTAACTTTACCATCATCAGGATTACCTGTATCTCTTATAACTTGTCCTATATATTGCTCAGCTTCATCTCTATAATAATGGAACCATCTACCATTAGCAGATGAGTTCAATGTACCATCACTTAGAGAAGCCACTAATTCAGCTCCTGGTCTCTTCTGTAGTCCTTGAGTTACATCAGGTAAAACATTTATAGCATCAACAAGTTGTCCTGGTAATTTTTTATCATCAGGCTGTTGAGATATGCCTCCTGTATAACTATTAATTGTTTGTGTAACACTTGACATTATCTTCTCAGTGATTGATATGGTCTAAAGGATCTGTATCTAGTTCCATGTTCTTGACCTAGGAATGAATGATCACCCATGTCACATTCGTATTCCATACATGATGATCTTGCTTTAGCTTCATCTTGAGCTAATAATTGTGCAAGTTGTGGATTAGATACAAGCTGAGTAGCTGCTCTTACAGCTGCTCTATAGGTGATATACCTTTGAAAACAATTAGGTAAATCAGTAAACTTATATAAAGTTACAGCATCAATATAAATATCAGTATCAAATTCATCAGTATGATCTGCTAAATCATATAACCTACCATTTCTTACTACAACATCTTTTGATTTATCAACCAACCCATCATGAATATCATAACGTAAAGTGTTAGCAGGTAAGGTGATATATTTAGTTGTATCTTCTGGAGTAAGTTTAATATGATATTCTGTATTAAAATGCCAGCCCTCATTCTGTACATCCTTGTTAACTTCTGTTAAAATATTGTAAATAAATGAGACTTCAGGATTCTCATAATTTAATTCTGTTACTGGTGATTGACCTATGCTACCCAGAATTGAGTTCACTGCGGATAGTTCGGTATCGGTGTCAATTGTCGAGGTAGCCATATAAAAATCTATAAAAAAAAGGGAGCCCGAAGACTCCCCAATATGTTGGTTAAAAGTTTAATCTTAGCCGAATGAAGCAGGTGCAGTTGCTGTACCAGCGTACAGTTCAACAGCAGCAGCTGGGTTAAGATAGTCTGCGCCCATGGCGAGACGTCCGAGGATAACATCACCTTGGTAGATGACTGATACGTCCCCGCTAGTTGTTTGTACTTGAGGTCCAATGGCTTCTACAACCCCTGCAGCCTCTCTCTGGAAGATAAGTCCACATGAGTTTTCAAAGTCTGAAGTACCGTCACCGTAGTTATTAACAGTCTTAACGGCTCCAGAACCTGAAGTTTCGTCAACCATTTCAACTTCTACGAAGTCACCCTTGTTACCTGGATCGGCAACACCTGGGTTAGTAGCAGAAGCTGTTCCGAACTTAGTACCGTAGCGTCCGAAGAATGGGATATTCATTGACTTGTAGATCTTGATGCCTGCAATCTCAACGATTCCGTTTCCTTTCTGACGTGCTGTACCTTGCTCGTCTCTATTGATTAGTCCAGTATCACCTACCTTTTGGATAAGTTCATAGTATTGTCTTGGGTTTAATATCCCCACTCTACCCTCAGTACTTACCCCTTTTTCATCTAAGGCAGCTGCAGCATCATAGAATGCATTTACTAGTAGATCAGCGTCATAAGCATCAGATGCATTGGTTCCTGTTGAACCTACACGTACCTGAGTTCCACCTGGCTCGACATAATTAGTCTTAGTGATTGGTGAAGCCTTACGAGCTGCCTTAGTAACAGCTTGGAAAATCTTTCTGTCATATTTTTCTGCTAAAGCGTAGCCGATTTTACGACTTATTTCGCCACGCAGATCGTAATGCGCAAGTGTCTCATCGAGCTCATAGACGAATGCACTGGAGATGAGTAAGTCATCAACCGTGATTGTCTTCTCTGCTACTGGAGGTGCACTGTCACCATTACCTAGTATACTGTTACCTGGTGTATGATATTCAGCAGTTGTGCGTCCCGTGTAAATGAACTGTAAAGACTTACCGTTCTTGAGGGTACGCTTCATAACTAGATCCCGAGCAATTGTATTATGCTGGAATCCTTTGAATAACTCACCTGAAAACAGCTTGAGATAAAGGGCTCTTCGCTCTGTAGTATTAGCGATAGCTCCATTATCAGCACCTGGTCCTGTTAAAGCAGCAGCCAGGGCGCTATTTTGATGTGCCATTAAATTGGATAAAGATTAAATATATACGTTCTTCAGCTGAAAATTTTTTGATCATTTTGTTGTGGTCTATCCCACCGTCTAGACGGCTAAAGGTATCCTGCGTACAGGGCTAAAGCCAAAGCGAGATATCGGAATCGAACCGATGACAATAGCTTGGAAGGCTACAGTTTTACCGCTAAACTAATCTCGCTGGAGGCACAATGAGGTGCCGCCTTCTCATGATAGATTACATGAGACCATTCTATAAAGAGAATGAAGGATAGCAGCCCGAAGACTACTATCCATAGTTCATTAATTTTACTCACCGAGAAGAGCTTCTTCTAGTGATTGAGGCATATCATCCTCATCGACACCTGGGGGTTGTTGATCACTAGGATTAGTATCAACTTTCTCAGGTTCAGGAGAGTAAGAGGTAACCCCTGCTCTCATAGCACTGTTTTGATGAGCCATTAGAATTTAAACTTAGCGCCTATTTTTGTTCCGTATGCTGTATCATTAACAGAATCTGTTAGGAAAGATACTTCACCGTAGATGTCAAGCTTCTCTGAAGCAGCAACGGATACTCCGCCTTTGCCTGAGAAGTCTGTGTCACCATCGGCTCCATCAGGAGAACCGAATGCAGGACCACCTTGAATGTAATATCCAAGAGCACCTACATCACCTTCATAACCTAGATGTAGATCAGTGTTTCTACCTGTATAATTATTTCCTGTATAAGATGCGTTAGACTCAGCGTTTATATAGACGCCAGCCATTGCAGGAGTCGAAGCGAGAGTTGCCGCTAGGGCTAGTGCAATTTTTTTCATGTTAAATTAATTAAATGTTTTTTGTGTAAGTTACACCACGATACTTTAGTCTTACTGACATAGTAATTCTCCAGTACCACAACCCCGTTCCATGCTGTGGATTCATGCGTCCTTGAGATCAAGGATGAACGGACGTGATGTTTATTTTTTCTTTTTAGAAGATGCCTTAGCTGCTAGTTTTTTACCAGCAGGTGTATAGGGATACTTCTTTCCATTGACTTTAGGCATACTCTGCCTCCTTAGTTGCCGCTAAATCTAGCGGGAAATTATGAGCATTCCTTTCATGCATCACTTCCATACCTAGGTTAGCACGGTTGAGTACGTCTGCCCAAGTGGGGACAACCCTACCATTTGCATCAACGACTGATTGATTGAAGTTAAAGCCGTTGAGATTGAAAGCCATAGTGCTGATTCCCATACTGGTAAGCCATACGCAAGCGACTGGGAAAACAGCAAGGAAGAAATGAAGGCTACGACTATTATTAAAGCTAGCGTATTGGAAGATAAGTCTACCAAAGTAGCCATGAGCCGCAACAATGTTATACGTCTCTTCCTCTTGGCCGAATTTGTATCCATAGTTCTGAGACTCATTCTCAGTTGTCTCACGAATAAGGGAGGAAGTCACTAATGAACCATGCATAGCAGCAAACAAAGCACCACCAAACATACCAATCACCCCAGCCATATGGAAAGGATGCATTAATATATTATGTTCTGCTTGAAAGACAAACATGAAGTTGAACGTCCCTGATATACCTAGGGGCATACCATCGGAGAAACTTCCTTGTCCAAAGGGATAGACTAAGAATACAGCAAAAGCTGCTGAGACGGGAGCTGAATATGCTACACATATCCACGGTCGCATACCTAGTCGATAACTAAGTTCCCATTGTCGTCCCATGTATGCTGCGATACCGATGAGAAAGTGGAATATAACAAGTTGATATGGTCCTCCGTTATATAACCACTCGTCGATGGTTGCAGCTTCCCAGATTGGGTAGAAGTGAAGACCGATTGCGTTGCTTGATGGCACGACTGCGCCTGAGATGATGTTGTTTCCATAGAGTAAGGAGCCCGCTACGGGTTCTCGTATACCATCTATGTCAACTGGAGGAGCCGCAATGAACGCAAGGATGAATGCTGTTGTTGCTGTTAGTAGTGCAGGGATCATTAGGACACCGAACCAACCAACGTAAAGTCGGTTGTCGGTACTAGTAACCCAGTCACAAAAACTCTGCCAGTTGTTAGATGGTTTTGTAATTGTTACTGTAGTTGCCATTTAAAAAATGCCAGGGATTATTTGTCCAGTTATTATGTATGAACCAAGGGCAGCCACAAAACCTAGCATAGCTAGTTGACCGTTTACACGCTCAGCGTTATCAAAATAGTCTGATTCGATTACCTGTACTTGTGGTTCAGTAGCGAATCTGTTTTGTCTGTTGCCTGGTTCAGTTGTAGTTGTCATTAATAGATAAGAATAAAAGTGCGTTTGGGAGAGGACGATCTTTCGGGTCTCCGCTAGTACTTTATAAAGTCGTTTGTTTAATTGCTAATGAGGAGCTTCTACCATATTTTTTTTTAAAAGCCTCTTCACCCATACCTACACCGCTTTTAATCATCAGTGCATTCTTACGCATGGTAGCTTCTCTAACAGAGAGTTTAGTTTTTTTCTTTTCCATCAGAATTTCACGTTATCAGAACGTTCTAGTTTTTCAATTATGTCTTGTCTATAAGCAGGATCTTCATCGTAACGAGGATCACTCATAGCTGCGAC